TATATTAGCATTTAGGTAAGACATAACCTAACACTTCCATCTACGTCTTGCTTGCCTTAATCTTGAGTTTGGGTCTTTAGCAGCTTTAGGAAACATCTTCATTTGTCCTGCACTTCTTGCACAAAATGATTTACGTCTCTTTGCATCTTTTGAACCTTTTTTAACTGTACCTGTTACAGCTGTTTTTAATTTTGATCCTGGATTTTCTTTTCGGTATCTTTTGACACCTTCTTCAGTCATCCCGGCTCCAGATTCAGTTTTTCTAAAATATTTTTTGGTTTTAGGAGGTTGCACATCGCCCCCTTTCTTAAAACCTAATATATCATCATAATACTTATTTAACATAAGTATTAGCCATTCTGTCCTGTTAAATTAGGACCAGAATATTTATCTGTCAATAATGTATAAGCAGCAATATTTGTTTTTGTTTTACAAAAAATTCCTGCTGGAAATAAAATACCGTCATCTGGAAAAGAAAAATTAACTAAATCTCCAGAAGGTACATCTGCTATAAACAAAGTATCACCCGAATTTGAAGTCGTTGTTAATTCTAAAACACCAGCTCCACCACCATCACTAGAAACAATAATTCCTTTAAGTCTTATTGGTTGCGCAATAATTGCTGTACCACTAGGTGCAGCCGTTGATCTTGTTGCTTGTATATCACCTTTAAACATAAGTCTCCTTTAGTTGTGGCTCCCGAAGGAGCCACGATTAATTAATTTATTACTACGCCAAATTATTATTTTGAACGTAAGATACAACTATTCTTGCAGCACCTGCAGTAGCAGCTGATCCTGTTTGAATATATTTAGCAGCTAATTTAACATCAGTTGTTCCGATGTCACTCCAGTTTGTTACTAAAGCTGTAGCTCCTAATGCTGCATCACCAGCAGTTCCTACTGCTGCGCCGTCAACATACAAATCAGAATTACCTACAATACCAATATCAAGAGTATTTGTAGTACCTGCATCAAAAGCAGTAGTTACAAAAACTTTTATATCTACTAATTGTGAGTTTGCTGGAATTACAATTGATAAAGATTTATCAGTTGTATTACCAAATGCGATTGTGTCTGTTTGAGACATTGCAACAAAACCTACGTTAGCAACGTTTGTGCCTACTGTAGTTCCAGTTGTATTAAAAATATTTCCAGCTTTTATTGGGCCGGAAAAAGTTGTGTTAGCCATAATAGTTTCTCCTTGTATAGCGGTTAAACTTTGTAGTCTCTATACCGTCTGCCTAGCCAGTCTACAAAATTAAATTAATTTCTAGGTGTTTTTATTATACACAAAAAAAGAGGGGCTCGAAAGCCCCTCTTTAAGTAATACTAATTGTATTATTTATTAACTAGTTGGTAAGTTTCCGTTACCAAAGATTGCTCTAGGATCTGAGAATCCAAAAGAGTATCTTTCTCTAGCTTTAAATCTTACGTTACCAGTATCGAAGTCACCTTCAATCGCAGTTTTGATTGGTGATCTAACGAAATGTTTCATTCCATTAGGCACATCAGTCATTAGGAAGAAAGAATCAGTATCAGTTAAGAAATTATTAACTGAATACCCTTCTGGTACCATTCCCATTGAAGCGATTGCGTTGATATCGTTATCAGCTGTTCCAACTCTTTGAGGAGTTTTCATCAGTCTCTCAGCAGTAAATTGTAATTCTTTTGGAATTATCATTTTTCTACCTTGAGTAGCGATTCTTAGACCTCTTTCGTCTACGAATCCAGCGATGTCGATTAACGACTGCTCTAGTGAAGTTTCGTTAAGATCTGCAGCAGTAGCTAGTACATTCGAGAATGTACCACCTGTTGCTAATGGGTGAGCGTTAGAAATTAACGATACCCCGTCTCCACCAGTCACAGAAGTAAACTGTGCTTGGTTAAGTACGTTAGCAGCTTTAACTTGCTTCGTATTTGACATAGATCTTGCAAGAGCTCTTGTGTATCTTGCAGCTAATCTGTCATATAGGTTGTCTTCGATTGCTTCTTCAGTGATCGCGAACGCTAAAGCGATTGTTTCGTGATTGTATCTAGCTGTGAAAGTTTCACCTGCTGTATCAAACACTACTCCAGCACCTTCTTGTTTAGTTGGTGCAGAAGCGAAACCGCTTAACATTACTTCTTCTTCAAAAGCTCTGTCAGATGTTTCAGTTACGAAAATTTCAGCATGCTGATTTTCGTATCTGTTGTATTCCAGGCCGAATAAAGCATTCAAACCTGGCTCTAGTTCTTTAACTAGTTGTGATCGTGATATTGCCATGTTTTATCTCCTTATGCTATACCTGTACCACTTCTATAGAAGTGGTTGTTGATTCTAACAAGAATGTTCGCATTTGCAGAACTTGTGTCAGAGTTTTCTGGGTCTTGCGAGATATCGATCGCTTGAACTACGAAAGTACTTGCAATACCAGATACACTAACATCTAGTTGCTGTTTTGATATTCCTGTTTGTGTAACACCTGTTGTGTTAGTAACAGAGTAGTTCTTATACAGATCAGCTCTTGTAAAAGTCGCATCAGCATCCATTAAGAATACTGCATCTGGATCATCAACAACAAATGCTGTGATGTCAGAAGCAGCAATACCACCTGGATAGTAATTGCTGTAAGTCGGCTTTTGAGTAGTTGGGTCTGTGTAAAAACATCCGTTAAAAACGCCTATAACAGCATCCGAAGTGTTCGGGCCATGTCTCTGAATATTTCCAGTGCCTAATGGTTCAACCATTTCGCCTTGGAAAATTGCAGAAGTATAACCTGAAGCAATCGTATATCTGTTTTGGGCTCCAACAAGAGGTGTTCCATCTAGTTTTCTGTAAGGTCTTAGACCGAACTTTTCTACTTGATTTGACATATTTGTTTTCTCCGTTTTAACAGTTTATTTTAATAACCCGGTAGGTATTGCAAAAAAATTATTTTTTACGACTACCACCAAAGGTCACTCTTGACTGTCTATCAATATTGATAGGCATGTCAGGGTGCTGTTCCTTCATAAGATCATTGTCAACCGCGTTCATTCTGTCTTGAGTAAGTTTTGCAAAATACTCAGCACGTGCGACCAAAATCTCCTCTGGTATCCTTGCCAGCACAAGGCCTCCAATTCCAATACACCCCTCGTATTTGCCTTCGGTATAGAAAGGATATTTGTTAGTGCCGATCTCGTTTTCAATTTGTTCGACCTTTACAAAATCCCATCCTTCCCTTAATTTTTTAGATACATTAACTGTATCTTCAAAACCTTGAACGGTAGTACGGATCCATCTATGGGCGTAACCGTTCGGTGCGGGTGGCGCATCCAAACTGGATGGTGGAGCCCAAGTTTTTTTAGCTTCTTTTGAAACCTTATTCTCTGACTCCCGTGAAGTCCTATTAATTGTATTCATACTATTTATCCTCCTTCACGTATCTAGCATATTCCTCTAGTGGCACATTTAATCTTTTAGCAATCGCTACCTGTGACTTTGTGAGTTTCACAGTTCTGCGTCCTTGTTGGCTACGACTAGCCGAGGCAACCGTTTGGACGGGTTTTGGTGTCTCTTTTTTTGGCTCGTCATCAGTCTTATCAAAACTATCAGGAAAATACCTTTTAAGTCTTGAGTTAACTTCATTATAGTACGCATCACTGTCCACTTCAATACCCTCTTGAGAAATATTATTGTGAATAGTAATTGCAGCATTAGTCATGACCTCATCATTCCCAAACCACTTATTTTTTTCAGCCCATTTTTTGGCTTTAGGTGTAATTTGTGGCTCTGGTTGTGATGATTCCGCTGTTTGAGGTTCAGCTTGTACGTATTGTTGTTGTTTACTTTTTTCTTCATCAGTTTTCTTTTGTTCTTCACGATTCATCATCTCTAATCTAGCTTTTTCTTTTTCGACAGCTAGTTGAGTTAATCTATCGTTAGCTTCCATAATTTTAGAAGCATCTTGACTTTCGATTGCTGATTGAAGGGCTACTTTAACTTGTTCTCTTTGAGCATCTACTCTAGCATCTAATTCTTTTAGATACTGATCGTCAGTAGAATTTAACTTTTTGATACTTAAGTCAAATTTCTTTTGAATACCTTTAGCGTATTCGACAGCTGCTTTTTCTCTTCTTAAAGCTTCTCTTCTTTCATAAACAAGTTTATCAATTCTTTTTTGATAATCCCGTCTAGATTCACTAAGGTTTGGTTTTTCTTCTTCTTGCTTGTTTTCGACAACATCACCTGTTTCTTCGGTTTTATCCTCAATGATTTCAATATCAGGTTTTTCTTTATTGTCTTCAACAGGTTTAGAATGATCTGTATAACCTAAATCAACTTCACCAACATTTAAATTTGGTGAGTCTTCTTTTTTAGATTCTTCTACAGATACATTTTCTTCTTTAACATTATCGGTATCTAATTCTACCTCATGTTCTTTCGCCATAAGTGCTTCTGCACTATAGTCTTTTACTTCTGCCATTTTATCCTCCTTTATTAAAATAAATGGAGAATATCTTCTGGCTTACTTATCGTTCCTATGATCTCGTCATCGTTGAGTATTCGGTGTTCACCGAATTTAGTTTGAAATCTACTTCCAGAGTATCTGCCATAAATAACAAATTCTCCTTCTTTACACCAAGGACCCTTAGGAAATTTTTCTTTATCCTGATAGCAAAGGTCACCCTGTTTAATAACTAATCCAACAACAGTTGTCATTTGAATTTTGTCTTGGGTTTCGTCTGCTAATATGACACCGCCTTTTGTTTTTGCTTGGCCAGACCATGGTCTAACTAGCATACGGTATCCGACTGGGTTAGGTATGATTTCAAGATACTCTTTAATGCCTTTGGGATCTGTTGGAATTTGTGATTTAACCTCATCTTTATTTTTTTCGTTTACGAAATCAGTAAGTTTAGGTTTTATCAGTTGTACCATCGTTATCCTCCTTTTGCAGGTTTTTAATATCCTGAAGCAGCGTTTCTAAGGCGCTGAGTCTGCCCCGACCATACATTAATTTATCTACGGAATCAATCCCATAGCACAAATGATCTTTGATATCTTTGATTTGTCTATTTATAAGATTTACTATCTGTTCTTTTGTATGATAATCAAGCATTAGTTTCTTTTAAGTGAAATTTTATTTTTACCTTGTTTTAATAACAAAAAACCAAATTCATTTACTATTATTTTAAGAACAAAATCCATATCAAACTTAGGGTAGTCATCAAAAACAAAAACAGTTCCTGGTCTAGATCTTTCAGCAAAAAATATAGCTTCTTTAATTACATCATATGTTTTGTGAGGACCATCAAAATGCACTAAATCATATTTAGTTCTTAATTCTTTTTTATCTCTATAGATTGGAACTCCATCTTCAAAACGTTTCATAAATTCATCATCCCCTAATTGATATAAAGTAAAATTAGAATAATCTAAATCTTTAATTAATTCTTGTTTCATGTTATTAGTATAATCAGCTGTGTAAGAACCAGAATTATCGTAGTGTTGATAATCTAAATTACCATATGGATCTATTCCAATATGCCAATGTTTTTTAAAAATTAATTCATCTAAAATAATCTTAGATCCTTGTCCTTGTCTTACTCCAATCTCTGCAGTAAACAAGTCATCGCTGTTAAGTGTTTTACAGGCTTCTTTAAGTATCTCATACTCTATGCTGTCCCCTTGGATCATGGGGTTTTTATATACTAATTATAGGGTTTGTAAATAGATTTAATTATCCCTTGTGCTTGTAATTTTTTAAGGTCACCTTTAGATAATTTTAAATATTTTTGTTCAATTTTTTTATTCAATTCTTTTCTCTCATTATCATTAATTTTTTTATTAATTATTTTTTTAATCCAGTTCCACATTATTTTCTCTTAATTAAATCTGTTGCTTTAAGACCATAGACACTTGCTATGACGCCCACGAAAATTGTTTGATACCAAAATGGAAGTTGTGAAAAATACTCAAAAAATAATTTCATCTTTTCCATAGCTGCTGGGTCGTCAGAAAATACTGCCCACGCAAGTAATACTATTGGGGTCGACAATAAAAGCAAAATAAATTCGTCTTTCCAGTCCGAATTTCTAGATTCTAGTAATTTACCTTGATACTCTGCTTGACCATCTGCCATTTTCTGAGCATGGTTCATCTGTGCATCTGCCATAAGCATTTTAGTTTTTTGCTTATTTTTGTAGATATGACTACCCGCTTGAACAGCTAATTTAATTGCTGAGAACCACATTACTTTTTATATCCACCTTTTTTCATTTTAACTGGAGGTACTTGAGGGTTTGGTCCTCTCTTTGGCGGTGGTCCATAACTAACACCACCAGATAATCCTCCAACTTTATAAGCTACAAAATTAAAAAAGTTTTCTTTTGGTTTAATTAATAATGGATCAATAGGTTTTGTTACTTCTATAGTAGAGGAATCATTATCTCCTCCAATAACTGGAGATATTTTATTTTTATTATACCCCGCAGATTTTAAATAATCTTTACCGATAGGGGAGTTAGGTTGTAGAGCTGTATTTGTAGTTCTATAAAAATCTCTAGCTAAACCTTCTTTGGTTGCAAATTTTTGTCTTGCTTTATAATTTTGTTTAGCAGCTAAATTACCTATAGCTGTAACAGGACCCAGTCCTATAAGAGAAGCTGCAATTTGAGATTTATAACCAAAAGGTTTACTAAAAGGTACATCTGTAGTTTTAAATTGATTTTTTGTTTGAGTTGTTGTTACATTTTTATTTTCACCACCACTTTGAATTGTTGATTTAGTGTAATCATCTTTACTCATCCCTCTTTGTTGAAAATCTCTGTCTCTTCCTTCACCTCCGCCTGATGGGGATCCTCCAAAACCAGAACCTTTACCAGCATCCATTCCTCCGCCTCTAAATTTTCTAATTTTTCTTTTCATTATTTTTGCTTTCTCATTCTGGCTATTTTAAGTTTCTCTTCAGCAATTCTAATTCTTTCTGCTGCTTGATCTTCGTTGTTTTCTAATTTCATTTTTTCAATGTCTAGTTTTTCATCAATTTCATTTTCTCTAATCTCATTACCCATTGTATCTTGTTCAGCTTTTCTTTGTAAGTCCATAGCTCTAAGATCTAGTTCTCTTTCTTTCAATGCAACTATTGGATCTTTTTGTTGACCCATC